TCGTTCGCTGACGATCCGATGAAACTCAAAACGCATTTTATCGAGGGAAAAAACGTATTGATCGACTTTCTCGACGTTGACGATACGCCGCGTTTACGAGACACCCTAACGCGTTGGATGCGTGCAATACCTGTACTACGACCTAAATCAATCGTCGTAACAGTCATGTTTAAAGAACGTCAATTCGTCTCATGGAAATATGATGATGTCAACAGAAAATATTATAGATTTGCCTGATTTGCCTGATTTTTGGGCTGATCCGCTGAGTGGCGAGCAAATCACAACGTCACTAGCTGAATACACTGAGCTGGCGAATCGTCCTGAAGAGTTTTTCTTAACTAAGGACATTCGAGAGTTTAGAAACGATTTTCAGGTCTATCTCGACGAAAAGAAGCACCACGTTGCTAAGTACATTTTGCCGTTCAAGCATGTAGTAAACGGCGTTGAAAAACCGATTGACTTTGAATTTCGTCCCGGTGAATTGACCGTTCTCGCAGGTGAAAACGGAAGCGGAAAATCGTTAATTCTGGGTCAAATCGGCCTCCATCTATTATCACATGGTGCGTCGCTTTATGTCGCTTCGTTTGAGATGGCGCCGGTTAGAACGATTGAGCGAATGATCACTCAGGTGGTTTGCTCTCGAGATAAGCGCGTGATCGAAGAAAGCGATATCGAACTGTTTTTCAATGAGTACGCTACTCGGCTGCATATCTGCGATCTGCAAAGAAAAGTAGCGCCGGATGAATTGCTCCGGTTACTTGATACTGCCGTGCGTTACTACCGCTCAGACGTTCTATTTGTCGATTCGCTCATGATGTGCGTCCGTGACGATATGGACAAACAAGAGACTGACTATGTGATGACTCAGCTGGTCGAATTCGCCCGCGTTAACAAAGTCCATATCGTTGTCGTAGCCCACTGCCGTAAGCGCAACGATTCGGGATCGAAGCTCTACAACGTTTTTGACGCGGCGTCTAAGGACTCGATTAAGGGCTCGTCAAACATCACAAACATCGCCTGCAACGTTTTCGTACTCGCTCGCGATTACTCGAAAGTTCAAAAGCGAGCAGAGGGTAAGGACGTTGACGACAGTAAGCCGGATTTCGTTTTAAACCTTTGTAAACAACGTCACGGCGGATACGAAGGATTTATCAAGCTGTGGCGCGACAACGCCAGCCTGAACTTCTGCACTTCGATGATGCGTATTCCGGTGCGTCCAACGTTCACCAGTCAAGCGCCGGCGCCGAAAGAAGAACCGGAACCGTATTTCTAAGGAGCCCTGATGTCTGAATCTGCATGGAATTTAGTGATGATCATGTTGGCGCCGGTCGTATTCGTCAATTTGATTTTATTAGGCCTGTTAGCGAGAGCTGCTTTTGAAATCGGAAAGGAGAAAAGGCATGCAAATTGACCGAATAAAGGGAGTGGAAGTCGTTCGTTGGACTGATGAGGAATACCGGAACCTCTACGGGGAATCATGGTTGGATCAATACAAGTGGGCGAGTGGGTTAGGAGCAGACCCGGATAAAGTCAGAACGGCAACTCTGAAAGCGTGGGGACTGCTTAAACGCAATTCCGATCTAATCGGTGAAGAGCCCCTCAGGAGGAAACATGAGCTTTGATTTTAAGAGCTTTGTTCTCACGCTAGGTACCACGGGTGGTGTCCTCTATTTGGCAGATATTTTTTGGTTTGCATGGGACGGCTCCAACATTGATTACAACGTTGGCTGGGTAGTCGGAATCGTTATCGGTGCAATCATCGGCTCAATTAGGAGAACACGATGAGCGGGTGCTGCCTCTACTGCATTCATGCTCAGGCTTATTGGATCGGTCCAGACGGGAAGAAGCATCTGCCTCCAAAACAGTCCTTTGGGGACATGAACATCTACTGTCACCATCCGGACAAAGGCGCCGGAATCGAGTGCTATCCGGTCTCGTTTGCTCGATGCTCCGTGTTCGAGCAGGCAGGAGACGAGCAAATTCAACGCAGGAGAGACTTCTTCTCGCAGTTTGAGCGTTGGCCTTCACACGCTCAGATCATCGCTCAACGGAACTCTAATGTTCTGGAAACAGCATTAAAGAATTCAACCAAACAACACAAACTCAATCAGGAGGGATAAATGAAAAGGTTTTTACAAGCAAAGGGCAGGTTAAAAGTAGGAGAAATGAACCGGACCGAGGCCGCCTATCGAGACCACTTAGAACAACAGAAAAACGCTGGGTTAATCCTCAAATACTGGTTCGAGCGCTTCACGTGGAAGATTGCCTCAAACCGATGCTCGTATACGCCTGATTTTCTTGTCATGCGTCCAGATAAAACGCTTGAGCTGCACGAGGTCAAGGGCTCTCTAAAAATCTTCGCTGACGACGCAAAAGTTAAATGCAAAGTCTGTGCTGATGAGTGTCCGATTCCGTTGTTTATCGTCACACCGAGACCAAAGAAAGAGGGTGGGGGCTGGAATGTTCAGGCATTTTAACGTTGAAGCATTTGTTTTCTGGTGGATCAATTCTGTGATGGCAATCTACGCCCTTCTTTGGGTCGCTAAGAAGATTGCGGATTTTTTGGAGCACCGCGACAAGCTCAGGAAAAAGTTGGATTTCTTTGGGCTCTCGGCCATCGGGATTATTTATCTCTACTGCATGTTTAGCTACGTGAGGACTCTTGGATGACAGAAACAGAACAAAAACTCATTGATGATCTCAGGCCTCGTTTGGATAACTGGCGCCGGGCGTACCGTGATCGTGTTGTTAAAAACGTCTCGATTGCCTACGCAGTAGAGAAAGCCCTCGCATTGACGAGAAATAAGACTGATTTTTCTGAGGATTATTCTGGTCCGGATGATCGCTCAGAAGATTTTGCGATGAAGGTTGACCAAAAAGACGCGGATTTACTCAACTTGGTTTGGCAATACTTGGATGTACCGGGTGCCGATTTTTTTACTATTGGTGAGGGAGGGCTAACCGTTAAGACGGCGAAGAACATCATCCTCCTTTATGTGTTTTCCAATAACTATGCTCTGCGTAGAGCTGGACGGAAAATCTGGAAGGTAAAGGATGTAAAACTAGAAGGTTGGATCAAAGAATCTTTGATTTTCTTTGCCCTTAGGCTAAGAGCTTATGAAGCGGCAAAGGATAAAGCAGAAAAACAATAAGGGAAAACAGTGCGAATGTCTCAGGTAAAGATGGGATATTCGCCGGATTATTTCTCAACTTGCCCTGATAAAATTTAAAAATTACATACAAACCCTAGGAGATCGAAAATGAATAAATCCCTTTCTGTCCTAGTTGGACTGACTGCACTTCTATTGGCTGGATGCAAATCTGAAATCACGATGCCAGTCACATACTCTGAAGTTTTTGGCGCTCCGGTCATTAAGAATGCCCGATTGGATATTGAAGTTCCGGCATGCAAAGAGTACAAGAGCGACTTAGAAAGTTCTTCTGTCTTAGAGGCCAAGCAAAAAATTAACTACGTTTTCCCAAATGCCACTTATTTGGGGTGCAAGAGAGGAAGCGGGATAGACACTTTCGCCCAGTTTGAACTCCCATTTAAAGTGGGCGGTATTGGGCTGAAGGATTGCAATGCCAATGAGATTTGCATCGGTTCCTCTCAAAACAATCAGTTCATGAATGTTTTTATTGGAAAAGACATAAAAACCAAGATTGATGAGTTATCGCGATCTGCCACGATTTATGGTCCGAAGGATGTGAAGGTACGGTTGGTCTTTAAGAACGATACAAATCAGGCTCTCGGAATCGATTACATAAGTCTCTTCTTGAGTGATGGGAAAGAAACGATTCCAGTGCATAACGTGAAGAATGCCAAGTTTAACTCTGGGTTGGCCGCGTATATGACATTGAGTGACGTAGCCTCTGCCTCCTTGCTCCGGAGGGGCGTGGTTAGTGTTACGAGATTCCCGGATAGAGAATTAAAGGAAGTGGAAGCACCGGCTAAGAAATAGCATTTATTGCAATGGGTGTCTCGGTGTGGTATCGTCAATAAGACAATTTCAAGCCTGTGATACTCAGGCGCCGATAGGCTTAATCTGAACGGGTTCCTTGCGGAGGAGCCCGTGTATCCAAAGAAAAGAGGATACGATGATTAAGCCAATCGATTACATAAGAGCTCCGATTTCGGGGCTTTTTGTTTTTCGGCCGTTCGCTCAATCTTCGATTGTCCTCCCGTACTCCAAAATCGAATTATTAAAGAACTGGCGGACGGCTAACATCTCAGCGGTTTCATTGACCTCAATGATTATCGACAACCGCCAGCCTCTCGGTGGGCTTAAGCACCGAGCCATTTACAACATCCAGCAAGCCTAGCTTTTCATTCTTATGGAAACGATGCTCACTCCGCTGGATTTCTAATTCTCCTGACGAGAATGGCGGAGAAAACCGCCTTAACAAACTATCTCCTTGGGGTTGGTTGGGGTTGCGCTCGGCTGAAAGATGTCGGGCGCACCTTTTTTAAGCTATGAAAGAATCTGAACTCAAAATTCTCTACAGGCCGGTCAATGACCTGATTCCGTATGCAAACAATGCCCGGACGCATTCTGAGGAACAGGTGAATCAAATCGCCAGTTCGATCAAGGAATTTGGGTTCAACAATCCAATCCTGGTTGATGAACAGGGCGGAGTTATTGCCGGACATGGACGCTTGAAGGCGGCTAAGAAACTCGGGCTGAAGGTAATACCGACAATTGAATTAACCGGATTGTCTGAAGCTCAGAAGAAGGCTTTCATCCTTGCAGATAACCGAATTGCTCTTAATTCCGGTTGGGATATTGATCTCCTGAGAATTGAGCTGCAGGAATTGCAGGATACAGATTTGGCGCCGGTCACTGGTTTCTCAGACGAAGAGTTGAACGCTTTGTTGTGTGGAACTACCGAACTCGCTGAGGAAGAGGAAGAACCGGAAAAAGAGGAGCCCGAGGCAGATAGCTTTAATCTGACGCTCTCAATTCCGATCGAATACAAAGAGCAGGTTCAGGATTTCGTTAAGAGTTTCGGACCCGAGGATTTAATTCAGAAGATCATCGATATGACCAGTTAACTAGAGGCAGGATGATGGCATGGAAGAAAAAGTTCAAAAGAAGCGGACTCGTCCACGCATTCAGATTGACTTAGAGAAGGTTGAACAACTGGCTCAGGTTTGTGACAACGAGGAAGAGATCGCTCTCGCGCTCGGGATCAGTTATCGGACCTTGAGAAATCGAAAAAAAGATTTTGCCAATTTTGCCACCGCCATAAAAAAGGGAAAGGCTAAGGCAAACGCCTTTGTGGGCGGAAAACTAATGTCCCTCATTAGGGAGGGCAATCCGGCAGCGACCATTTTTTACATGAAGAGTCGCTGTGGGTGGAAAGAGACTGACAGGAAGGAGATCACTGGAAAAGACGGTGAACCGGTCAAGGTCGATAAGGTTAACCAGCTGGATCTAAGCAAGCTCACCTTGGAACAGTTAGACGCGCTGGAGGGTATTGTGAATGCGGCTTCCAACGATACAGGAGATCAGACTAGCTAAGGCCCGTAAGGGCCTGTCTTTTTTCACACTGCACACAAAACCTGACTACCTGCTCGGCTGGGTACACAAAGAAATTTGTGATGAGCTGGACAGGTTTCTGCAGGACGTGGCAGATAAAAAGTCTCCTCGGCTAATTATCACGATGCCTCCGAGATCCGGGAAGAGTGAGCTTGTTTCTAGGCGCTTTCCGGCTTTTGCTCTTGGGAGAAATCCAGAACTTCAAATCATCGCAACATCGTATTCTTCAGACCTATCACAGCGCTTCAACAGAGATGTTCAACGCGTAATAGATGATGAGAAATACTTTGAGCTGTTCCCGAATACTCGGCTCAGCAATTCGAGAGTGCGTACCGACTCCCGAGGATCGTATATAAGAACCTCTGACCTCTTCGAGATTGTTGGTCATGCCGGCGCCTATCGTTCTTGCGGTGTGGGTGGCGGTATAACGGGTCAGGGTGCCGATATTTTGATTATCGACGACCCGATTAAAGACCGAGCTCAAGCAGGTTCTAAGACTATCCGAGACTCCATTTGGGACTGGTACACATCTACCGCCTACACCCGACTGTCTCCCGGAGGTGGAGTCATCGTAATGGCCACCCGTTGGCACACAGACGATCTGATTGGTCGACTGATCCAGAGGATGGGAGAGGGCGATACATTCCGGATCGTAAATTATCCGGCTATCGCCGAGCATGACGAATTACACCGCAAAGCTGGGGAAGCTCTGCATCCTGAGCGTTATCCGCTCTCAACTCTGCTGCAGATCCAGAAAACGATAGGCAGTCGAGATTGGGAGGCTCTGTATCAGCAGCATCCAGTGCCCGATGGCGGAGCTTTGTTCAAACTTGAATGGTTTAGACGATGGACAGCATCAAGCCTGCCTCCCGAGTTTGACCATACGCTCATGTCGTGGGATATGACGTTCAAGGATTCCAAAAACTCCGACTATGTGGTCGGTCAGGTTTGGGGCAAAAAAGGTCCGAATTTTTACCTGCTTGATCAAGTACGAGGCCAATGGGATTTTGTGAAGACAAAAGAGATGGTCCGCGTTCTTGCACAAAAGTGGCCGCGTGTTGTCCGGAAACTGGTTGAAGACAAAGCTAACGGCTCGGCGGTTATTTCAGAGCTGAAATCTACGGTTTCTGGGTTTGTTCCGATAACGCCCACCGAATCAAAGGAGGCAAGGGCATCGTCCGTCACTCCTTACTTCGAGGCAGGGAATGTTTTTATTCCGGAAGACACTGAAGCGCCTTGGGTGCCGCATTACGTCAGTGAGTTGCTTGAGTTTCCTGCGGGTTCTCACGATGACCAGGTAGATAGCACAACTCAGGCATTGAACTATTTCCGCAACGGCTCAGGCGTCATTTTGACCCGAGAGCAGATGCAGCAGGCACGTTTTAGATTTTGAAAATCATGAATCAACTAGACGAAAACAAACGCCGAAAGATCAATCAAAAGATCATCGATGCGGTAAGCTCTCGCTTCGTGCCTCCTAGAAGATCGTTCTCAACCGAAGAGGCCAAAACGCTCTTTTATCCTCCGATTACCTTGAACACAAAAGAGCCGGAGAAAGAAGAGTCTCGTTTTACAAATGATGCCGCGATTGGCTCGAGTTTCAATGCGTACTATGCCTCACTGACACAGCACGCTTTGGATTTAGGCCAGTTCCCGATGACTTCATTCGTCGGCTACGGCGTCCTGCAGAATATCGCCCAGAACGGCATGATCCGCACCTGCATTCAGACCGTTGCAGATGATATGTGCCGGGAATGGATTCAGGTCGAGGGCGGAGAAGACGAATCGGCAGACAACGTAAAGAAGCTACAAGATCTTCAGGAGAACAAATATCGACTGAGGAAGCTCTTTAATGAAGCTCTGAGCATTGTTGGTTTCATGGGAGGATGTTTCATTTTCGTTGACACAGGAGTTGAAGGAGAAGCGCTAAAGCTTCCTCTCAATTATTCCGACAAGTCAGCCGAGCTAGTGGGCGAGGATAAGGCGATCAAATTTATCGTTATTGATCCGGTCAATGTCTCGCCGGGATTTTACAACGCCAGCCAGCCGCTCAAAGACGATTATTTGAAGCCGAGATCTTGGTTCGTTCTTGGCCAAGAGGTGCATGCATCTCGTCTTATTCGACTAGTTGACAATGAACCTCCGCTGCTTCTGAGGCCTGCCTATAACTTCCTTGGAATCCCACAGGCTCAGATCCTTTGGGATTACGTTCTCCACTGGAACAAAGCCCGGGAAACAGGGGTCAGCATTCTGGAGAAACTCAACCTCACGGTATTCAAAACAAATTTCGCTGAGGCTTTTGAGGCTGGCGGGATTGAGCAGTTAGACGCGAAGATGATGCTTCTACAGCGTTACCGTTCGAATGAGGCCATTTTTGCATGTGACTCTTCGGAGGATCTGCAGAACATCACTCTGACGATCTCAGGAGTTGAAGGCATCATCCGGCAGGCATTGGAATTCATTGCGGCTATCAACCGAACGCCGGCGGTCAAGCTCCTCGGAATCTCTCCGAGTGGTTTCAACGCGACCGGACAGAGTGACATCCGGAACTATTACGACCATATCAAGTCGAAGCAGGAGCTCAATCGAGACGCAATACAAACCGTCTTGAAGGCCATTCAGCTTGTCGAATTTGGTCATGTTGATCCGTCCGTTACATTCAAGTTCAATGAGCTTGGAGAAGCTGATGCCGCTGCTACAGCAATCACAGCTAAGACAAAGGTCGACATGTTGGCTGTGTTGCAGGATCGCAATGTTCTGAGCGCTGAAGAGGTTCGTGAGTTTGTTCGTCGTGATTCGGATATGGGTCTCGATTTCATTCCTGAGGAATTGCCTGAAGGAATGGAAGGGGAGCTCATGACGGACGATCCCAGTCAGCAGAATGAGCTGATGAACAACTTCCTGAAACAGCGATCGGCTGAGAACGTGGCGCCGGCGCCGAAGACTGATGAAGACAAAGCTGGAGAGATTTTCTAATGAAGACTGCTCGTGCCGTTCAGCCGAATCTAGGCAGACAAGCGAAGTTCAAAAGGAAGCTCGACACCTTCTTGAAGTCCTTCAGAAATAGGATTCTCAACGAGATACTTCTTTATCTGTCTGATGCTGGAGGATTGACCGAGGACGCTTCCTTAACGTTCCGTCCGGATGATCCTCTCGATCGCGCACGGCTTCGGAATATCAAGGAACGAATCAACCGCTTGGTTCTTCGTGATCCTGATCGATTCCGTCGCAATGTTGATGACTTCATCGCCCGCAACATGGGTAACTGGATGAAAACCGCAGATCGGGAAACGCGTCAGATCGCGGAATGGTACGTGAAGAATCTCGCTACTGATGTCTCAACGGCTCAGAAAGCATCACTGCTGGCTGCAGGAGTTCCGGCTTCGGTTTTTGCCTACGAGATGAGGCAGACGCGGAAGCACTTTTTCATTACACCACAGGCAGTGAATGAGCTTCCGCGTATGGTCGCCGACACGACAAGTCTCATCAGCAACATCACAACATCCGAGCTTGCAAATATCCGTGGTGCTTTTATGGATGCGTATGAAGGTCACGGGACCTACTCGCAGATTGTCGAGGCCCTTGGACGATCTTCTTCATTCACGGCTCAACGAGCTCAGCGTGTGGCAATTGACCAAACGCTAAAACTGAATCAGCAGATTCAGCAGGCTAATTGCAAAGGTCTCGGTGTCACTCGCGGAATTTGGATTCACGTCCCCGGCAAGTACACAAGCCGAGAGAGTCACATCGAAATGAATGGAAAAGAGTTTGATTTGTCTAAGGGCATGTACGACAAAGAAGTCGGAAGAAATGTGATGCCAGGAGAACTTTATTTTTGCAGGTGCCAATTCAGGGCCGTGTTACCTGATTAATCAAAAGCGAAAAAGCCTCAATCCGTACCGGTCTGAAATCAAAATCCAGGAGTACGGAAGAGGCTTATTTCGACTTGTCGATATTTTAGCCCGTGAAGAAGAAACGGTTTAGGAGATTTTGAATTTATGGGCTAGGAGCAGAAGAAGTGGAAACAAGTAAAGAAAGCAGAAGTGTTGCACTTGACTCTACAAGCGTCAGAACCGTAGATGACAATGGATTCCTTCATGTCGAAAAATCTCCGCTGACGCGTGTTCAAGTTGCTCCGTATTACGGAAAAGAAATCGCTGGCTGGCGAGAGCTCGGACTTGATCCGGAGACGATTTATCACGCCTATCGACCGCCCGAAGAACTCAGCTCTCCCGAAACGATTCAATCAATTAACGGTATCCCGATTCATCTTGAGCATCACGATGATCACGGAGCCCCCGAGAACAAACAAACTCGGGTCGGCACTACCGGAACGGACGGAGCTTTTGAGGCTCCGTTTTTAGTTAACTCTCTGCACATTTACGACAAGGACGCACGCAGCAGGATCGAAGACGGTTCAATGCGTGAGTTGAGTCTTGCGTACACGTTCGAGCCCGACTTCTCGCCGGGTGAGACACCTGATGGAGAGAAATACGACTATGTGCAACGCAAGATCAGAGCGAACCATCTTGCGCTTGTTGAAACTGGGCGCGCTGGGCCTGAGGTAAGAGTTCGCGATTCTAATAAGGACTTTCTCAATATGGAAAAAGATGACGCTGTTGAGCAGGCTGAAGTGACGTTAGCAAAGGCGATTATCGATTTGCATTCCGTTGATCCTAACGGAAAAATCGTTGACGGCGCTCAAGATGATGACAAAGACGCGATGATTCAAAAAATCATCGAAGGACTGAAGGCAAAAGGCCTGACGGACGAAGAAGCTGAAAAGCTTAAGACCACTCTGTCTGACCTGGCTTACTCTCAGGCTACAGGAGACGAAGATCCTAAGCCCGATGAACAAAAAGAGGCCCAGGACGACGATCCGGAACTTGATGAAAAGATGAAGGATCCGAACTTCAAGGCTGGTTTTGAAGCTGGCGTTCTCTACGGCGAAAAACGTGAAAAGGACGATCCTAAACGCATCGATTCTGATCACGAACGCGAAGGCGAAGAACGCTATCTCGAAAAAGAAGCGGAAGATGCATTGAAATCCTGTGGTCTTGATGAAGCTTCTGAAGAAGAGAAGAAGGCTTTTGCTGCCGGATTGAATTACGCCCAGAAGAAAGATGAAGGCGCACAAGATGAAGATCCGAAACCTGATGATGGCAAAGAAGAAAAGAGTTCTGCCTCTGACTCCATGAAGATTCTCCGAAACGCCATCTACTCTGAACTGGCCGCAATCGAAGAAGTCAAGCCGGTGTTAGGTGTTATCCGTGCCGGATCCTATGACTCCGCAGGTTCCATCTATGTGGCAGCACTCAAGAAACTCGGTTTGAAAAACATCCCCGCATCCGAAGCTCGTTCTGCGTATCGCGCCTACATGCAGGGTCGAAAGGCCTTAGCTGGTGCGAAAGACTCCGGCGCCAAGGTGACCGAGAAGCCGACTGCCGTCAGCGCAATTTTGAACAATGTTAAATAAATAGGAGATTTTTTGATGCTTCAAAAATCTGTAGGTCTCTATCCTGCTATCGGTATTCCGGGACAGCAGGTTGCATTCAATCAGGCCGTCTACACGCCTCAGAACTACTTGTCTGACGGTACTGTCCAGTGCGGTGGTTTTGCGTTTGCTGTAGCCGCCTCCCCAACCGGAACAGCCGTGAAATTCCCAATCGCATCCTTGAAGGGCTCTGCAGGGGCCAAACCGATCGGTTTTGTTGAGCGCACGTTCACGGCGTCCATCGAGCTGGGCACAGATACTCCGGACATTTATCCGAAAGGATCTGAACTGACGATTGCAGTGAGAGGCGATTACTACATCGTCGCACCTGCGGCCGCAACTCTCGGTCAAGCTGTTCTCTGTGATCCGACTACCGGCGCCATCACGTTTGGTGATGCCGGCGCCGCAAATGACACTGGTTGGACGGTTCAGACGGCTGGCGCAAAAGGCGACACGATCATCATTTCCAATCACGGCCTCGGTTATCAGCCTGCCGCGAGTGGATCCTAATCTGAGGTAAAAAATGAACGATTTTGAATTAGCAAAGCAAAAAGGCGTGCATGGTGTGGAAGCAAAAGGATTCATGTCCTATTCCACAGACGCCAAAGGTAAGATCAACGTCGATTACGATGCAACGGTTAAGGCAATGGCTCGAGATGCTGCATTGCAGACTCCTGTGTCTGTCGGCGTCCCGTCAGTCTTCACGACATTCATTGACCCGCAGGTCGTCCCCATCCTGTTTGCCGCCCAGAACGCTACAAAGATTTTCGGCGAAGAAAGAAAGGGTGACTGGACAGATAACTTCTTCACCTTCCCGGTCGAAGAGTATGCGGGCAATGTGACTCCTTACTCTGACTTCGCGGAGAACGTCTCTACAGATGTGAACGTGGAGTACCCGACTCGCGAAAACTTCTTGTTCCAAACTGTCATCAAGTATGGTGATCGTGAGGTGGGTCTTGCGGCTAAGGCCAAGTTGAATGTTGTTTCTTCTAAACAACAGGCCTCTGCCTACGTTATGGCGATGGCTCACAACAAGTTTGCGCTTTATGGTGTCGAAGGTAAGAAGGTCTACGGTCTGTTAAATGACCCGAACCTGAACGCTTCGATTTCTCCGATCTCCATCACCACGGGATCTACCGCTAACTCTACGTGGACAGCAAAGTGCGCTGCACAGCCTGAGAAGACTGCCAACATTGTCTATAACGACATTAACAAGCTTTGGGCTGAAATTAGCAAGAATAACGGCGGTTTGGTTGATCAGAACTCCCGCATCATTCTCGCTGTCAGCAACACCAGAGCTCCTTACCTGACCGAGCCGAACTCCTTCGGTCTTACGGCTATGACTATGCTCAATCAGTCATTCCCCAACATCGAGGTTGTTCAGCTTCCTGAGCTGACTACAACGGCTGGTGAAATGCTGTACATGACTGTTCCTGACCTGTTTGGCATTGAGACTGGTATCTGCGCATTCTCTGAGAAGTATTTCTTGGGTCGTGTGGTTCCGGAAATGTCAAGCTACAAGCAAAAGGTCGTTGGCGGAACTTGGGGCGCTGTTATTCGTCGTCCCAGCCTCGTTGCCACGATGCTCGGCATCTAACCTGAACTAACCAGCTACGGAGGCCCGATCTCTCGGGCCTCTTTCTTAGGAGATTGAAATAATGGCTCGTACAAACACAACTCAGAAAGCAACATCCGGAAAGGTTGTCGCAGACAATTTCAGCAATACCCAGAAGAAGAGCACTGCTAAAACTCAGTCCACGGTGATCATTGCTTGCACTCTGGCACACGGCCTCAAATTTGATGATGTGCCGAATGGCAATGGCGGAACAAAAACGATCGTTTTTCCGGGCGTAAATGATTCGCTTAGAGGAAAACGTGACGGGATCCTGCTGGGCAAGGGAAACTCTGTCGCATTCCAGATCGATAAAGAGGACTGGGAAAACATCAAGCGCATGCATGGTCAGGAGGCTGTATTCACAGGCGTGAATGGCGGTATTCCGTGCCTGCTTGAGATGAAATCAGTTCAAGAATTCAGAGGCCGCGAGGACGAGTTAAAAGAAGCGTCCCACGGCCTCAATCCGATCGATCCTGAATCGGTCAACGTTGAAGAAGTTAAGAACGAAGAAGGTTAACAAAATGGCTGTCGTCGTCTTTGATCCTGAAAAATTTCGAATCCTTCATCCTGCGTTTTCGGATGAAGTTAAATTCCCGGACGAAACTCTTCAGTTCCACTTTGATGTGGCGGTGGAGTTCGTGGGGAATACGGACGCCGACAGCTTTGCTCCCTATGATCCGGACAACAAGATCTATACAAGGGAGCGCCTTCTTGATCTTGCAACCTGCCACCTGCTGACACTCAGCCAGCAGCCGAACGGTCAGGTTGGCAGGATTGCTAGTGCTACGCAGGGAAGTGTGAGTACCAGCTTTGATCTTCTGAAAACGAATACTTTTGTCGGAGATTGGTGGGCTCAAACACAATGCGGCGCCATGTACTGGACGCTGACTGCCAAATACCGAATCGGCGGCCGAGTTTATCCGGGAAACAATTACCATCCGTGGGGATGATGATGGGCATCAAAATCACATCTAACAATGCGTTCAAAAAGCTGTCAGAGAAACTCAAGGCCGATAGCAATAAAAAACTAGAGGTCGGAATAATGATTCCGGACATTGCCACCATTGGGATGTATTTGGAATATGGGTGGACCCAATCAGTGACGAGTAAGCAAGGACACTATCTGTCAGCCCAGCTAGGACTTCCTCCGAACAGCAAATTCACGACCCTGTACATGCCTCCGCGTCCGTTTATGAGAGCCACATACGCTCAAAAACGAATGGATTGGCAGGAGAAATTTAGGTCCCGCTTCCTAAAAACGTTCGACATAACGCATTCGTTAGGCGTCATGGGGCAAATGGCTACCGATGACATCAAGCAAACGATTCGAGAAGCAGGTATTCCTGCTGGTTCATTTCCTAAACGATCAGAGCTAACGATGGCACTGATGCAGGCAAGAGGAGAAATGGACAAGGCCAAGAAAGCTAAAGGGAAAGGCACTCTGCCTAATAACGTGATGACCACGAAGCCTTTGACGCTGAGTGGCGTCCTGCAAAGCTCAATAACTTGGAAGGTTTCCTAATGTCTCTCAACCTACATGCAATTGTCCGTCAGGCAATAAACGCCAACTATGCTGACGAAACCTTCAAGCTGTATCGATCGGTCGGTCAAAAGAATGTAGGAGGGATTGTCCAAGCGTATTACGCACCAGCAGAGGAGATTCAAGGGAATTTTCAAAGCGAAGGCGATAGCGCGTTGGATCATGCCAACTTAGCCGGACAGAACACCATCATCCGGCGCCTGTATCTCTTCGCATCGAGCGACCAGAAGCAGCGACCTTGGGCAATCTATAGGCCATTAGCGAGGTCGGGAGATTATGTCGAAGACTCCAAGGGAGGCCAGTGGCTGATCACTGCGGTGATTGAAGATTTTTCCGATGCCGGTTGGGAGGCGGTCCGCTGCACACTCCAAACCACGCCTCAGAAGTTGAATATCGCGGAAGATGAAGATGAAAGCACAAAACCTGACCCCGAACATCCGGACAGCAATCCAGGAGTTTCTTGAGATATTTGCAGTTCCGGCTGTGGCGCCGGAAAACATCTTCTACGGGAACCAAAATAATCTAGCTTTGCCTCCTGAAGGAAACGATTACGTCATCTATTCCTACATCTCAAGCGTCCGCCATGGAACGAGTGCTGAGGATTGGGAGAAGGACCAAACCGATGACAATGTTTACCTCTCAACGACTACAGAGGTTTTGGTTCAGGTCGATTGCTACGCCTCGACATTAAACGGCTCGGACGGCATGAATGCGATGCTGAGGGCTCAGGCCTTGGAGACCGTATGCAGGTCTCAGGTCGGCGTGAAGTTCTTCGTTGATAGAGGAATCAGCCTGCTTCATGCGGATGATCCGAGAGACACAACCATTATCGGAGACTCCGATAACTATGTCCGGAGATCCACGCTGATGATTCACCTCAGCATGCAGAGCCAGATCAAGGTGTCGATGGGATTCTTTAGTGCGGTTGATGTGGACCTGAAAAACGTTGATGTGAGCTACCCGCCGAAGGAAAAGCAATGAACGCGCAACTTGCTTTCAAACTTGGGCGTGCATTCAAGCTTGGACTAATGTATGGGCTTGGGAGAACTTACGCAACAAACCCTGGTGATGCTCAGGATGCTGCAAAGTGGATAACGGTGAATGGCACTCATATACCAGTCGGTAAGAATGGCAAACTGGAAGGGAAAGTAGGAAAGAAGGTAGAAAGCCAGCAGTCCTATCCGAAATCGGGGAAAAATCTCATTGAGAGTCCGCCGTCAAAGGATATTCATAGTTACTTGCAAAAGGCCGGAGGTAATCCCGCTAAAGCTATCGTCCTCTATTACGACAATGAACTGCGAGGAGGTTCGGTTAGCACTGAGGTGGAGATATCTGGGAAGAAGCAAACAGTTTCTGTCGTTTTCGATGGCAAAGGGAGAAAGGAATTTAAGAAATTTTCCGGGCACCTACGAGAAATACTAGAGGTTCTTCCTTTTGTTCCAGAAGTAATAGAAAAAGGCTCCTACTTCGGGAGGAAAGAGGCTGTCAACCATACTCCGCAAGTGGCCTTTCATACAAAAATGAAAAACGTAAGGGTTAATGGCATTAAAAAAACAGTGGCTGTCGATATAGGAGAAACGTCAAGCACTGACTTCCATGCGTACAACGTCAACACCGAAGGAAACCGATGGTTTGATAAGAAAAAGGCTTCTTTTGAAATTGAAATGAGAAAAAGAAAAGCCAGAGACGCTGTGCTATTACCGCCACCTAAGGGCTCGGTGAAAGGTTTACACCGGTCAACAGAACAATCTCTAGCTATAGGTGAGATTTTAGAACGGCCCGAAGAGCCGGTCAAGATGTCAGTCCTAAGAATAAGAATTCTATGAAAAAAAATAGCCCCGATCAGTTGGTAGCTGAGCGGGGTTTGAGTTAACTGATTGCAAGGGAATCAGTCAATATGAACATTTTACACGACCTAGCGGAGGCCCTAACCATGGTCACTGCCGTTCCTTTGTATGCAGCTCTTCCTGTTTACCTAATCGGTTACGGGTTCGCAGTTTGGGTGATTGCGAAAGCGATTAAGGCTGTAAAGGATATTTTCAAATAGATGAGTTTCTGGTGTGGCTCATAGCCGCTCCATAAAAATTATCGTCGGCGCCATCTGGCGCTTTTTTATTTTGAGGAAAAATATGTCAATCAATGCATCGCGACTCGTTTCTATCACTCCGAGAGTGATAAGCGCTGGGAGCGCCGATCTTGAAACAAACGGTCTGCTGCTGACCCAGAATGCTCTGATTCCTGCAGATTCTCCGGCACTGGAATTTGTGACCGCCGCCGCTGTCGGGAATTATTTTGGTGCCGAGTCCCCTGAGGCTGACTTTGCTAATCAGTACTTCTCCGGAGTGAACAATCAGCAAAAGGCCGTAAGTCGCTTGTTTATTGCCCGTCGTATCAATGAAGACGCCGCCGCTTGGATTAAATCTGCTCCGATCTCTGCTCAGTTGTCTGATTTGACGGCGATTACTGCAGGTTCCCTAACGATTACAGTTAACGGCACGGAAAAAGAAGTTGTTAATCTGGACTTCTCCAGTGCGAAATCTTTCAGCGATGTTGCTGCTGAGCTGGCTACGGCTATCGGGGCTGTATCAGGTGCATACAACTCTGATCAAAACGCAATCATTCTCACGACTACGGAAACAGGCGATACAACCTCTATTTCCTTCGCTACGAGTGCTAGTACCGGTACCGACGTATCTGCGCTTCTCGGATTGACCGATGGCGCCGGCGCCGTTTTATCGCAGGGCACGGATGCCTTAACGGCCGCTCAAAACATGAACCTGATTACTACGGTTTCTCGTAATTGGGTTGGCTTTACGACGCTCTATAGCACTGAGTTTGATGAGGCCTCGGCACTGGCTGCATGGGCAGATATCGATGATGATTATGTGTACTTTGATTGGTCTACAGACACCAAAATGACGAATCAGAGCACGCAGGCCACGACGAAAGCCGCCCAATTAGCTGAGAATAATTACAACTGTTTGGCGATGGTCTACGGTACCGCTCAGGAAACCGCGACTTTCCTTGCGGTCGGTGCCTCTATCGATTGGACGGCGATACAAGGCATTAAGACGTGGTTTGCAAAATCGGCTTCCGGCATTAAAGCCTCTGTTTTATCCGATGAAGTCTCTGAGGCCTTGGATGATCTTAGAGTTAACTATGTGGGCGCGTTTGCGACACGTAATGCGGAATTTGATTTTATTAACCGCGGATGTCTCTTATCCGGTATTTATCAGTGGATTGACGCACTCTACGGCATGATTTGGTTCAAGGCTCGCATCCAGCGCCAAATTATGGACGGGTTTGCGTCGATCAACCGTGCTCCGTACAACGCGGTCGGATTTGCGTATGTTGAGGCTTGGTTACTTGACCCGATCAATGACGCTAAACGGAATGGTGTGATTGATACAGGCCTTGCGTTATCTAACTCTCAGGTTCAACAGCTGTTGACGGAAACGAATAATCCGACGATTAAGCAAGACCTCTATTCCAAAGGCTATTGGTATTTGATTGAGGCTCCTTCTGCAAATGTCAGAACTCAAAGAGGAAGTCCACGGCTCGGCTTATTTTTTACTTACGCCGGGAGCATTCAACGAATCGAAATGCCACTCACCGCAGTCATGTAATCAAATTTTCACAACCGAAAAGACCCGTCGTAATGGCGGGTTTTTCTTTTAGGAATAAATAAAAATGCCTAGACAAAATTTTGACATCACATCTGCCAATGCGTCAGCAGTGATGACGATTGAAGATCTATATCCGAACGGGATTAAGCTGGAGCGGTTCTCTACCGACGCCGCTATCGTTGCAGATTCTCAGCAGATTGCGGAGACCCGCATGGGCGTTGACGGTAATATGTCCGCGGGTGTCACGCCTAACATCTATCCGGTCACGATCACTCTAGAGGCTAACTCTCCGTCTGCTACAGCATTTTCTACGTTGCAAGAAGCGACGAGCGCGAATAAACAGCTCTATATCTGCAACCTGACAATCAAAATCCCGTCGATCGGCAAAACCTACCAATTCTCAAACGGCGTTTTGCAGACGGCCAATCCTATGCCAGCCTTGAATAAAGTGCTGGCTCCGACCACTTGGGTATTCCACTTTGAAAAAATGGAGCGCGTGTAATGAAGGAACCGAAAATTATTAAATTGGAAGACGGCGGCAATCAGCTGACCTTCAAAATTTACCCATTCCCTGCAACAAAATCCGAAGACCTGATGATTCGGATTGCCTTGATGACGGGGAAAAATCTCGATATCGAGAGCGAAATGGGATACAAAGACGTGATCAAAGCGCTTGTCAGTGTTCCACACGTCGAAGCCAAGGCTCTGTTAGATGAGTTGCTTTCCGAGGCCTACAAAGTGGACGGAAAGAGTGAGATTAAATTCTCCTTTGATGACGCTGATGGCTATATCTCCAGCCCGCTGACCATTCTCAAACTCAGAATCGAAAGTTTCAAGGCGAATTTCGGTTTTTTTCCCGACTTAATCCGCCAGTTCTACCCCGCAGAGCAGAGTTCCTAGCAGATTGCGCGAAAGTTCGAGGCGTGGCAGTCACAACTCAACTCACGCCTCTAATGTCCCGTTTGGTCATGGGCGGAATGGCCTCATTAGTCGAACTACAAACTCAACTAACGCTAGAAGATGCCTACGCATTAGACGAGGCATTGCTAATTAAAAACTACAACTCGTGGGTAGCGCAAAAGAGCGCATGACATCATGGCCAAAACAACTGACTCTTTAGTTATTGATGTATCCGTCAATTCCAATGACGTAATCAAGTTTTTTGAGGTCTTATCCGACAAACTGAATCAGTTGCTCGGATACGCTCAATCAGCCGGAGAAAAGCTAGATTCTATTGGCGACGCAACTGATGGTATTAACAAAGCTTCTGCGTCATTTGATGACGTAAGTCAAAACGCCAAGAAAACCTCTAAAGCAGTAGAAACGGTCGGAGAGAGTGGCGAGACAGCAGGGAAGAAGGTTGTTAAATCCTCCAAGAACGCATCAAAATCGCTTTCTCAGCTTGATTCTGTAGCTAAGCGGGTATTTGCCTCTATCAAAAGCTATGCCGCTCCTTTGGCGGCTATGTTCGGCGCCAAGCTCATGTTTGGGAACTTCTTAGATGAAGGAGCCAAACTTGACGATATTTCTAAGAAAGTTCGTATGAACGTTTCTGAGATTGATGCTTGGCGTAAGGCGAATGTAGCAGCAGGAGGTTCCGCAGAAGCTTTTACGCAGGCTATGCAGGCGTTTACCGAGCGTACCGGCGCCAGTGGTGAGGTATTTCTTCGCATGGGAAAACAGCTCAACGGCATGACGGGAGCGCAGGCTAATTACGCCCTGAAATACTTAGGATTGACTCGAGAAAGTGCCGCCGTTTTTCTGCAAAACAATAAACAGATGGGCGAGCTGGTTGAGACATATCGCAAACTGGCACTAACGCCTAAAGATGCTGAAAACGCTCGCCGATTCAAAATTTCGTGGCAAGTCACCGGAATGGCGATTCAGCATATCGGCAATCAGTTCGCAAAGTTCTTTATCCCGTGGGTTGAAAAGACGGTTAAGGTTTTCGGTGATGCGTCACTGTTTATCGGAGAGCATAGCCAATTCATCAAAATCGCTTTAACCGGCATTGCTACAGCAGCGGCATTGGCGTTTGGGCCTAAATCCGCTTTGATGATGGCGGGTAAAGTATTAGCGTTTTTAACAGGACCTATAGGCCTTGTTATCGCGGGCGTATTAGCTCTAGCGGCGGCGATAGATGATCTTGTTACGTTCGCTAAAGGCGGTCCAAGCGTATTTGAGGATTTTTTGAAATCCGTGGGTTACACGGATAAACAAATCCAAGAAGTCAGACAGTCTTTTAAAGACGCTTGGAAAGCGGTTTCTGACCTCCTAGAGAAACTATCGCCTCTAAAAGACATGTTCATGGAGGCGTTCGGCGAGGCGGTTGTAGCGGTTATTACAGCCGTTGTCGGTTTTATCGGAGATTTAGCCAAGGACATTGCTAACCTGATTAATACCATGCCGAAGATGAAGGATAACTTTGTTAAGGCGTGGGAGGAAATTAAATCTGGTTGCGCCGGGATTTTCAAGTGGCTAGAAGACAAAATGAAGTTTTTCACAGATTGGAAACTACCGGATTGGGCTTCTAAATCAATTGATACCGTGGGCGGATGGTTCGGATTAGGTGACGATAAAAAGGCGCCGGTTACCACGCCTCCGGGTGCTCAAGCCGGCCCAGCTGCTTCGATTGTTCCTAAAGCCTCTTCTTCTGTTATTAACGCTCCGATGAAAACAGATGTCAGTATTACGATCCAAGGTAACGCCGATCCTAAGGCCGTTCATGACGCCGCTTATCGGGCTGTAATGGAAGGGCAGGGGGATTATGAGGACATGTTGCAAAATTCGGCAAGCGGATATCGTCAAGGTGGTGGTTAAATGGCAAGCCTAAACTCAGTAATGTCGATTAGCTGGGCGGTGGTAGGCAATAACCTGCTGCCGTTCGTTCCATACACCTCTATCGGCGCGATTGACGCAGATAAATCTTCAAAAGTTCCGACAGAACCGATAGAAAACGGACAGCTTGCGGCGTTTAATATCGTGCGGGAGCCTGAGCGCGTTAACGTTGAGTTTTTATTTAACGGTAATTACGCGATTCAGGTTTTGGCGCTGGCGATGCTAGACAAGCGATTAAACAGTACCGATACCTGTACGATATTCAGCCCTGCCAAAATTTGGCGAAATATGGCGCTGGATCACTACGACTTCTCACGAACTCAAACGACCGGCGCCTGCATGTTGACCGTGCACGCATCTTTTGTTGAGATCGTATCGGTCAATCTAAGCCAGCAGAAAACCTCATATTCACCCAAACGAGCTACATCGGCTAATAAGGTGAACACCGGACAAGCTCAGGTAAAACCGAGCTTGCTTAAGGGCATTACCAGCTTCTTTAAAAAATGAATCAGATCGTTATAAGTGCCTTGCCGTTTCAAGAATTCTCCTGCGTTCTCGGCGGTCAAAACTGCGTTATCAGGTTGCGGCAGATTGCCGAGTATCTCTATTGTGATTTAGCGGTAGACGGCGTTCAAATTTTTGCAGGGCGCCGATGTTGCATCGGAACAGACATCAATTGTTATCCAACGCCTCTATTTTCGGGGCGTTTGTTTTTTATAGACACGCTCGGGAAATCAGACCCGCAGTATCAAGAATTAAATTCTCGATGGCTGCTAGTTTACGAGGAGGCAGAAAATGCCGTCGCTCCTACCGAAAATTGATAAAAACACGACGTACACGCAAAAAGAAGTGGCAGTTACGGTAACGCTGGACGGGCAAGAGGCCGTTACGTTTCAAGGGTTCGCAGTCAAGTGCTCGATTGAAAAATCCGGCTGTCCCGCGTTTCCTAAGGCCAAACTCGAACTCAAAGGATTGTCCTTAGCAACAATGGAACGTCTGACGCACTTAGGTTTTAAGTCGTTTTCGTTGAAGCGGAACAAAATCAATATTTCTGCAGGTGAAAAGGGCAAAACGTTATCCGTTGTTTTTAAAGGTGAAATCGTTAACGCATGGGCAGACTTTAACGCCGCTCCTTCTCCTGTTTTTAAAATTGAAGCAAACTGCGGTCTGTTCCCCGCGTTAATTCCCCAGCCGCCGATATCGGTAAACGGCAATCAGACTGTAACGGGGCTGATTGATCAGATCACTAAAGAGATCGGATACACGCTCGAAAATAACGATATCACCGCTTCAATAAAGGACTGCATTATCGATGGTGATCCAGTCACAAAAATGAGGCGGATTGCTAATGCCGTTGGTGTTGATTTGATTTTTGATGATGAAAAAGTCGTACTCATTAAAAACCATGGGACTCGCAAAACTCAGGGATCAGTTCCACTAATAAACGCAACGAATGGAATGATCGGGTATCCGACGTTCACAAACAACGGAATTAACGTTTCTACGTTTTTTAGGCCTGATCTACGTATTGGGGCGAATTTCAAATTAGAAACGATCGTCCCTCGAGCCTCAGGAACTTGGAAAATTACGGGTCTGCGCCATGAACTATGTGCAAACGACCCCGGCGCTCAGTCGTGGAAGACAAACATAACAGCAATTTATCCTAGGTGGTGATATGAGCAGTCAAGAATATAGTGCGAATTACAACGAGTTCGCAGGCTCCAGCCCCATTAACGCATTAGAATTTTTCGTCAAATCTCTGATCTCTAAAACCGTTTACACCGCGTTCCCCGTAACAGTTACAGCAGTGAAAAGAACCGGAACAGGCTCTGGCGCCGGCTATGTAACTGTTAAACCGCTGCTCATGCCTCGAAACGTTGAGGCTCAAGGGATTGCAGTTACAACTATTCCCAAGTTGCCGTATTTCCGTCTGCAGCACGGAACCGCTGCAGTCGTTTGTGATCCAAAAGTTGGGGATATCGGTTTGGCCGTGGTAGCTAAGCAAGATATATCAAACGTAAACGGCGATAACACGCCTAAAGTGCCTGCGACATTTAGAGAGTTTGATCGCTCTGATTCGTTCTATATCGGTGGTTTTTGGGGACCGGAGCCGTCTACTTTTATTCATATCGAGGACAGCGGGGAGATCACAGTTGAGGCACCTACAAGCGTCGTGATTAAAACCGATTCCTGCACGGTCAACAGTAAAACGATCGAGCTAAACGGTTCGGCTTCTATTTCTCTCACTTCGCCGCAAATCAATCTCAACGGCGCGATTAGCGGAGGCGGTTCGGGTGGCGCTAATGCAACCTTTAGCGGAGACGTTAAAGCCAAGGGTATCAGCCTCACTACTCATACTCATTCCGGCGTTCAATCTGGTAACTCCAGCACCGGAGGCCCTCAATGAAAGAACTAGAAGAAATGAGCAGAAAAATAGAATTATTGGAAAACCAAGTTAGGCGGTTGGAAAGGAAGCTCTTAAGACCTGTCACAAACCAACGTCCGAGGAATCCTCAAGAGTTTAAAACTTCTCCTTATTCGAAAACTGGGGGATGTGGTCTGAAAAGAAAACCTGATACCCGCGAATGTTGGGATTGGTAAAAAATGGCTCACACTGCAAAAACAGCTTTATTAACATCTAATTGGGATTTACAGCTCACGCCTGAGGGGAATATTTTGCTCACCTCGGGAGCTTTAGCGATCGCGCAAAATCTCGCTAATGAAATCAGACTCTGGACCAATGACGCCTATTACCAGCAAGAAAACGGAATCGCGTGGAAAGAGGTACAGCTGGCTAAAAAACTCGATCCGTCAGTTTTGGCTCAAATTATTCATGAGGCAGGCAGCCGCGTTGCAGGCGTGAAATCCGTTAATTCAGTAACAGTTACTGACGTCGACGAGGAATCTCGAACTCTGCACGGTGAGATCACGATCACCACTGATTCAGACGAAACAACCGCATTTATTTTTTAATCATCATGACTCAGATTATTTTTAATCCGCTGGTCGGTGTTGAATTGCCTAGCACTCATGAAATCCGAGAGGATTTAGGTGAAAAAATTCAACAGGCCTTTCAAACATCGCCCACAGATCCGCTTTTGAACATCGAGCCCAGTTCCCCGATGGGGCAGGTCCTTGATCTGATCGTGGCCGAAATCGAGGCCAAAAATTCTGAGATTCTTTTTCTGTCGAACATGGTTAATCCGGATCTCGCAACAGGAAAATTCTTAGATGCGCTGGCGGCGCTTTACGGTTTAGACCGCAAAATCTCCGAGCCCACGGTAGTCAACTGCGTTCTGACCGGCCTGAAGGGGACGGTTATTCCCTATGGTGCGATCGCTCAAGATTCTCTCGGCAACCAGTACAGACATTCGGCGGCAGCAGGCGCACGAATCGGAGACACAGGAAGTGTCACTACTACATTTACTGCAATCGAACACGGACCGTTAGAAGTAGCGGCGGGAGCAGTGAACAGGATCGTCACAACGATTGCAGGATGGGACACCATTAACAATCCGTCCGCCGGCGTCATCGGCCGAGATGAAGAGACGGACGCAGAACTTAGAAACCGAATGGTTGAAAGCTATGCTGTCAATGCCACCGGGTATGTCGAAGCGATTGAGGCAAATTTGGCCGCGTTAGAGGGCGTTCTCGATGTCAGAGTTTTAGAGAATCCGACGAATGCCGCCATCACTCAATTTGGCGTGAGCATCAATCCTCATTCCATTCTGGTCGCTATCGTTGGCGGAGAGGATGAGCAGATCGCTCAAACGATCTATCAGCGAAAGGACGCAGGGTGCGGGACTACTGGAACTTATCAGGTTTCGTACACAGATTCTAGGTTCTACAACGCCACCTACGTCTACAACATTGTCAGGCCGCAGAATCAAGCCTTGAAGGTAAAGATCGAATTCTTTGCCACTTCAATGAATCCAACCGAGAAAAACAACGTCATTCAGACTGTGATCAATGATGTTCTAGGACAGGGTGCGAATGACCGCGTTTCTTTGGCGTCGACTGTCTACGCGTCTCGGTTCTATGCCGCAATTCAGTCAGCTACAGCCGTTCCGGTTGCATCCATCCAAGTAGCTCTGGGATCCGGAGCTTTCGGATCCAGTGTCCAGATTCCTGCGAATGTGGAGCCCACGATTCAAGAGTCCGATGTCTCTCTTGTATTCCAAACAGGAGGCTAACGATGGCAGATTCTGCAACTTGGCGGAATATTCTGAGTGTTGAGGATTTCAGAAAACTCTCAAATGTCCGATCGCTTATTTCTATAGCGCTCCAGTCGCAGTATTCGCACTCAGAGCGATACAGACAATTAGGATTACTTTTCAATGCCGAAATAGACGCGTCTCCTCAACTGGACGCGTTTTTTAATTTCATATTGAACCCTGATACAGCCTCCGGGGTTTGGCTGGATTGGTGGGGGAAGCGCGTAGGCGTGAATCGTAACCTCGTTGTTGACGGTCAGGACACTCGGCTGGATGATGAGTTTTTCCGGTTCCTGATTTTTTATCGAGCCGTCGTAAACGTCTCGAACTCTACGGCTGAAACCATTAATTCTTTGCTTACTCGGTTGATAGGCCTGCCGGCATTTGTCACCGACTACCAGGATATGACGATAACGATTCGCATTGTTGGAGATCCCTCTGCTGTCCAAATCGCCATTTTGCAAAACTACGGATTGTTAAACAGGCCTGCTGGGGTTTTGGCAAATGTGGAGACGGTCGTTCCAAACAATCTGGTATTCGGATTCTTCGGATCCAATTTATTGCCCTTTAATCAAGGTGTCTTCAATCCCTCAAAGGTCATTGAGATATGAGTAATTATCCAAAGTATCAATTAAGCGCGGCTATCGCCCAGGACGGAGAAATTACCATTCCTCCGTTAACTTCAGAAGAAGCTGGTTTAGGACGACTCTCTCAGCAAATAGGTTGGGGACGAGAAAATGCTATTCCCATCGAACAAGGCGGCATTCCTCCGTTTAAATCGGACTTCAATGGCGTCTTTTTCTTGCTTTCTCAATTTTTGCTGTGGTATCAACAGGGCGGGATTATGAATTATTCCGCTCTCTTGGACTACGAAGTTGGGAACGAGGTTATGCAGAATGGGACTAAGTACCGCTGCATCCAAGCCAACGGACCATCAACCACAAAGGTGGCGCCTGGAACTAACAGAGCAGTTTGGAAAAATATCGACATTACCGTTCCAGCCGGCGCCGTAGTTCCGTTTCATAACGTGACATTAGGTGGAAGTGATGGGAGACGCCCAGTTTTTTGGGGTACTACTCAAGCCGACGAAGGTTGGATCCTTTGTGATGGCCAGAGTGACGGGAAGAATGGTGTAACTCCAAACTTGATTGGAAAATTTATAAAAGGCTCTTTACCAAAAGATTCGGGCACAACTGGCGGTGCTTCAACTATTGAGATTCCAGATTTGACCGTTAACGGCACAGTTGGTGCTACTGCGCTGACGGCCGCACAGATGCCAGCACATTCTCATTCAGGTATCACATCTCCTGCAGGTGCTCATACCCACACAAGAGGTTCAATGAACATCACCGGACAAATTTCCGCCAACTGGTTGAGCGTGATTGGTAACGGTCCTCTTGTTTACGTAGGCGATCATCCCGGATGCTCCGATGGTCGTCAAAATGGTCGAGGTGTTTTCAATATCGATGCGTCCAGAACTTGGACGGGAGAAACATCTTCTAACGGCTCTCATCAGCATGGATTGAGTATCGGTTCTACTGGTGGAAGTCAAACGCACACGCACACCTTAACAGCTAACGCAAAGATCACAGGCGTTACCAATGAGCCGCCTTTTTACACGCTCGCTTATTTCTTGCGCTTGCCGGAGTAATTGATCATGGCAGATTCGAAATTCCAATTTCATTACACGCCGACAGGAACCGGAGTTATCAGCGGCCCCGAAGTTCTTCAGCAGACGGAAGACGCCATTAACGATGTTGGCGCGTACGCAGACCAAGCCTCTGACAATTCCGAAGAAGCTCTATCGATCGCTAAGGAAGCTCGGCAAACAGCACAGACAGCAAATTCAACTTCTTCGAATGCATTAGCGGAAGCGAATGCTGCAAATGAAAAAGTTGAGACTTTGAAGCAAGTAGTCGACGATTGGGATGCAGATATACAGACTGCTATTGCTCAATCTAAGAGTGCGGTCGATGCTTCCACGGTGGCAGTTACAACGGCGAACTCGGCACAAACTTCGGCTTCAGCGGCTCAGACTGCCGCTCAAGGTTCAGCTGCTAGTGCCCAAACAGCGGCTAACAATGCGGCCCAATCTCTGCAAACTGCTCAGGCGGCGCAACAGGCAGCAGAAACGGCCCAGAGCAATGCTGAAACCGCACAAACGGCGGCAACAACCGCCCAGACTGCTGCGCAGACTGCGGAAGCGAAAGCTTTAGAGGCGGCGGCAAGTGCCTATGCTGTCAGAGTAATCAATCAAGCGCTCCAAGTTTCGGCCACTATTCAAATCTCGGATTTGAAGCCTCAAGGCAACATTAAAGCTGGTGACACCGTAGTCGGAACAGATGGAAGAATGTTCACGATTGCGTCTGTGGACACATCTGCCGGGACAGCTCTTTTATCTGCGGACTACACGGATTTAACGCCGAGTGTCTCATACGAGGCGGCTCAAGCCCTTACAGAGACGCAACAGACCACTGCGCGGTCGAATATCAACTTTACAGCCGGTGCGGAATCTTGGGCTGAAACTTATTTCAATGGTCACGTTGATGACTACCTGTGTCCGATTCTCGAAGAACTGATCCTTGAAAACGGTGGTACCCAGCAAGAAATTGATGATGCCAAAAACTCTGCTGAGTCAGAAACACCATCGACAAATTAAACAATTCCGAAGGATAAACAATGAAGACCTTAGAACAAGTTAGGCAGGAAATGCTTGCCAAGGCAATGAGCCAGCCGCTGGCAAAATACTCACTGAAGGACTCGGACGGAAGAATTGTTGTTTCCTCCAATGCACCGAGTCAGCACGCGTTTACAGATCCCAAAGATGAGGCGTACGCAGAGAGCCATTACAAGCTATCCGAAAGATTTAAGCGAGATGATGGAGTAATCATCAAATATTGGAAGCTTGAGCCCAGTCCTCAAGGCTATTTCCACAGTGCTGACGGTAATTACTACCTTTCAACAGAACTTCCTGAACTGGATGACAAATTTGTCCAAGAGCGTTACGAACAAGAAGTTAGAGGAGAGCGCAATGCTCGAATCTCTGACACTGATAAATACGTCCAGCTTCCGGACATTACTGTTCAGTCAGTTGCTAAGGCAAAGAGAGCTCAATTAACCGAAGCAGATCGACAGGCGTTATTAAGTTATCGCCAAGCACTCAAGGATCTTCCGGACAAGCCTGGCTTTCCTTTTGTCGACTATCCGGCATTTCCGGAAGCTTTGGCCTACGAATTGGAGCAGGCAGTTGATGCCCGCAACTCTATGAGACAAGGAGGTTTTTTCAATGCTTAAAGAATTAGCAAGCCGGTTGTGTAGCTTATTCGTTCCCCGTAAATCGGTGAGCGGGGGGGGGGTAGTAGGCTAATATATGGTTCTGAAGCGGATAGATTGTCGCTGCCGAATTGGAGTAATCCTGTAATTATTTCTTTACCAGATGGCGACGGAAATATTCAAAACTATGTTGCTCCACATGCTTGTTTCGTGGTTCTTGTAGTGGACGATAGTTATCCTCCAGGTACAACTACTTCTTACAGTTTGATAAAAATCGCGAGTGTTTTTGTCACTCTTGTCAGGTCATATCGATACAACAACGCTGTCAATTGTTTCTTAAAAAAAGGAGATGTTGTTACTTTTCAATGGTCAGGAACAGGGGTTCGAGCCATTGTTTATCCACTAAATTTACCGAATTAACACGGGGCGTTTAAGCCCCGGAAAAGGAGCTTAAATGCTAAAACAACTAATTCAACGACTGCTGGATAGTCGGACTACTCCAGCACAGGCGGCGCATAACGCCTCCAGCACTTACACCGAGCCGACATGGTTTAACGGGACACCTACAGTCGGCGACAGTTGGACCGATAATTTATACACGGGCACAGCCCCGTCCGATGGTTATTTGAACGTAAGCGGTTCGGCCAACATCAATACGGCAAATGCAGGATCCATGATTCAGGCCAAAATCAGCGGTGCTCAAATTTCCCAAGTAACCCCCATGTCGGGTCAGGGCTTTAACATGATGGCTCCGATCAGCAAAGGGGCCACGTTCTCCGTGAACGGTATACGCCTAGCCGACATTACAGTGCGATTCTTTAAGTCAATC